TATAAAACTATAAAACTATAAAACTATAAAACTATAAAACTATAAAACTATAAAACTATAAAACTATAAAACTATAAAACTATAAAACTATAAAACTATAAAACTATAAAACTATAAAACTATAAAACTATAAAAATAATAAAAATTGATATAAATTTTTATTATTATAATAAAATATTATAACTTTTATTATGGAAACAAAACAAACACAAACAAAAGGATTAAAGCGTGATGCTATTGATAAATTTTATACAAAAAAAGAAACTGTATATCATATTATTAAGTTATTTAAAGAATATGTAAAACCAAATAATAATGATTTAATTATAGAACCAAGTGCTGGAAATGGTGCTTTTATTGATGCTATTAAATCTTTAAAATGTAATTATGAATTTTATGACTTAGAACCTGAACATGAGGAAATAATAAAGCAAGATTATTTGCTTTATAATACTAATAATACTAATAATAGTAATAATACTAATAATACTAATACTCAAAAAATACATATACTAGGTAATCCTCCATTTGGTCGTCAATCTTCATTAGCAATAAAATTTATAAAAAAATCTTGTGAATTTTGTGCTAGCATATCATTTATTTTGCCAAAAAGTTTTAAAAAAGATAGTTTAAAAAAAACATTTCCACTAAATTTTCATCTACTTTTTGAAATGGATTTGCCACAAAAATCATTCTTAGTAAATAACAAAGAGCATGATGTTCCATGTATATTTCAAATATGGATAAAAAAAACATATGCTAGAGAGGTTTCCGCAAAATTAGAACCACAAAATTTTATATTTGTTACAAAAACAGATAATCCAAATATTTCATTTTGCCGTGTAGGAGTTAATGCTGGAACTATTGACGTAAATACTACTAATAAAAGTATTCAGTCACATTATTTTATTAGATTTACAAATATTAATTCATTAGAAAAAAATATTGAGTTATTAAATACAATTATTTATGATTCAAATAATACAGTTGGTCCTAAATCTATAGGAAAACAAGAATTAATTAAAGAATTTAATAAAGTCCTTTGACGGAATTGTTCCATTTGGATAATTAATAAGTAAATCTGTTCCTTTAACAAATTTAATTTTTATTTCAGGAAAATTTACATTACTAACAATAATATAATTTAAGTTTTGTGCTTTAGTTTCAAAAATTTCTTTGTCAAATTTTCTTCCTTCACCAATCATATTTGATGGCATAAATTTACAACCTCGCGATGTAAAAGTTTTTTGGTCATATTTAATGCTTTCCTCATTTTCATCTACAAAATCATATGCTTTACAACCTCCAATATGAATTAATTCAAAATTAAGTGATAACCATTTTTCTATAAAATGCGAAAATGGACGTCCATCTTTAAAAATTTCAATAATCATTTGTGAAGGCAAATTTCCAAAACTAAACTCTGCTAAGTTATATATATATGTAATATTGAATGTTATTTGATTTTTCATCTTATTAAGATATTGTAATATTTCTTAAGTTAAATATAGTTAAGAAATATTATTTTATCAATTTTTTATAAATTATTTATAACATCATAATACTTGTTGGACTAGAACTTTTACTAATTGATTTCTTTTTTAATGTTCCACTAAATCTTTTAGGATTACTGGGTTTTTTTTCTTTTAATTTAATACCATTTAAATCCATGATTGCTAATATTTTTTTGTGATTTTCATGTATTTTATTATGTCTTCGTCTTACAATATCAATATATATTTTGTTTTGAATATTCATGTTTGTAATATCAATAAAACTATAACTAGTATTAAAGTTATAAGGAATACTAGTATTTGATTTTATTATGGATTCTAATGATTTGCTTCGATTAGACAAAGTTTTTCCTTGTTTAGATATTTTTGGAGTTGGATTTGACTTAGCCCGTTTTCTAGTTAAAGAATTAACAATTTTAGTAGTAAATACACTATGCGCGTCATCTAAGGGAATAATATTTATATTTTCAAATTCCTTTGAACTTAATGATTTTAATTTATTAATTATTATTTGTTCAATTATGTTGTATAATTTTGGCGAACGCTGTTTAGGCAACCGTGACGATTTTGGTGTAAGACCTCGTCCTTTTTTAACTCTAGTAATTTTTCTTGTATTTTTGGCTGTTCCGCCACTCATTGTTTGCTCATCATAATAATCAACTAACTCTTTCATTGTTAATTTTTCTTCGGTTTTAACTAAATTCTCAAAGTCCAACGATTTTTCATCAAATTTTAAATCAACCATCATACACAATACTATGATATATTTTTGTGCTTCATCGTCTCTGATTTTTTTATACAAAGCATCGCGTTTTTCAGTGTATGCTTTTTTTACTATAGGTCTACTATCGGCTTCTAGTTTATCAATTTGTTCTTGTGTTATTTTATTATTAGCAATAATTAGCTTACACATTATAATAATGTAAGCCTCATATATTTGTTGTAATGTACTTATTGAACCATCGTCTATTTTATTTTTTATAAGTCTATTACATTCTTTGGTCATCGGTATGCTAATATTATAATCTAAATCAAATTGAATATCAGCTTCTAAATTTTCTGGTAAATATGAGTGTGGTTTTAAAATATTTATAAATTTATGAAAAACATATTTATTATGTAATTTTTCAGCACTTTCAGAATTATTAAATTCTAAAATATATTCTCTTGTAATTTTAGGATCACTCGTATTGCGTCTTGAATAACTTCTAAGTTTTTTAATTTTGGTGTTATCTAATTCTGTTAATTCAGTTTCTTTTTTTTTAATTAACATCAAATACGCTTCCATTACTTGTGAATGAATAGTAATCCATCGTTCAACCATACCTAAAGGACAACTTGGTGAGCCTTGGGCATGAGCATTAAAAATTTCATTAAAATAATATTCCATAAAATTATATATATATAAGTCTGTGCATGAAACTAGTAATTTTAATGATTGAGTTACTAATTGTAAGAAACACCAATGACTGCTTACATGTGCTTTAAATTTAACAAAATGGTTCATAAAGTCATCACTAACTGCTCTAGATAAATTATCTAATAATTCTTTTTTTTCTGTGCTATCAAGTTTTAATTTATATGAAAAATAATTTGTTAATGCCATTGGAAAATAGTATTTAATATATTCTTTGTCTTCATTGTCTGGTAAATCTGCTCGACTGGTTAATATTTTGTTATAAATAACTATTAAATGGTTTAAAAAATCCACAATAGTTTCTCCGGTTTTTCGAATAATTACATAATCAACATATTCGCTTTGGCCTCCATGACTTGCTATTAAAAATTCCTTCATGGTTTCTTTAAAACTAGCATTATCAATGGGAATGCCGGCACTTTCAAGTGCCTCAAATAATTTTTCTTTATTTTCAATAACAAAAGCAATGCGTGCATGAGTTTCATTTGCGCGCTGCTGCATTTGTGAAAATTGAAATTCGCGTCCTGTACTTAAATTCAAAGTTCCTTCTATATATACTGACCCATCATCTCTTTGAATTTGTCCTAATACTTGGTCTGTATTAAGCGTATTTCCAAATGTAGTATTCTCATTTACAATCGAATTTCTAAAATCTACCCCCGTTACATCGGCAACATCAAAAACTGTTCCAAGCATTTTACAACCATTAAAGTTAGCATTCAATAAAGTTACATCCGTGAAATTACACGCTGTAATATCTGGTTTGCCTTCTGCGTTTTGTTTTACTTGTCTAAAATCGAAGGTTTCAAATCCCTCAAGTTGCATAAAATTACAATTTTTAATATTAGTATTATACATGTATGTTTCTGGAATAATATAAACATATGAAACCTGTGTATTGGTAGTTATTGTAAAATAATCAAACGGATTTATATTAAATTCGGGTTTTTTTAAGTTTCTAACATCAATATTCAAAGCAACATAATCGCTATATTCCATAACAGCAAAGTAATCGGACATTCCTGAAGCATGTTTTTTAATAGCCAGTTTATGACCTTTGAATTCTTCTAAAAAGAGATTAAATCCATTTGGATTATTTGTACGGTACAATACTTCAAACTCACGACTTTTATCTTCCCCATAAGGAAAATACACACGATCAAATATAAGAAATACATTTCCAAACCAATTAATTCTATTAATAAGACTAGTTCCATTGTCGTTTAGTCGTGGTTGAAATTTACTTCCTTCTAAATCGCAGTTATTAAAATTAACACCATATAAACCACAATCTATGAACTCGCTTTGTTTCATATTTAGAAGTTTTGTGTCGCGAATATTATATAGTGAATCATTATTGAATTTTAAATTGAATAAAAGACAACTTTGGAAAATACATTTATTAATAATATTATTACTATCAAATACTATTGTGTTTTTATAACCTATTTGATTAAAAGTTACTCGTAAAAATCTACACTCCAATAATTTACATTTTGTAAATCTTATGGCTCCGCCTGTAGTAAATATTACGCTCATAAATAATGTAGCTTTAAAAGTGCATTCTTGAAAATAACTATAAGCAAATTGACATTCAATAAATTTGACATTGTTAAAAGAGCATTTGTAAAAATGATAAGAAAGAAAATTTTCTTGATAAAAATAATTCCCATCAAAAGTACAATTTATAAACATAATATTTCTATTGCCTGGCATAATAAGAGATTCAGGATTTAAACCTGTTTTAATAAATTTACAATCTTCAAAAACTATTTCAGCAGGATATACTTTTTCTTCAAGTCGGGTCATCAATGAACCGTCTGGTTTTATCATTAAATGTTTATCAGTGACACTCAATTCATCTAAATCAAACATACTATAAGTTGTCATATAATATTTGCTAGCAGGTTGAGTTTTATATTTACGCAGAGGACCAGCACCTCTATCATGAGTAATTGAACCATAACTAAAAGTACAATTTTTAAATGTAGGTAATATATTATTAATTTCAGTTTTAGCTGGATCAAAAAAATTATTAAACCTAAACATAATACCATGAAACTCACAATCTATAAATCGAGATTCAATTAAACTTACATTTCTAAAATTGAAGTCGTCGTTTTTTTCATATTTAGTTTTTGTTGTTTTATATACCTCAGAGCGTTTTAATATTGGATTATTTATTGCATTTACAAACTTAGATTGTTTAAATGTTATACCATTAAAGTTTGTTGAAGCAAAACTTGTATTTACAAATACACAAGCAACTATTTCAGTTATTATAGTCGGAGGTTTTGTATTAGCTGAATAACCTAATACTTTCTTTCCAAATTTACAAAAGTAAAAATATAAATTACTTAGTTTTTTTGGTGTCCCATGTGTTGTTAATAAATCATCTATCTTCTTTCTATATACATCTTGTGTTTCATCAATTTCACATAAAACATTGGCGATGTTTATATTTGCTTTTACTAGTTTAAGTTTGGTTCGATAAGCATTGCTTATTTTAGTACTTGCTATTTTATCTGTAAATTTTTTAATTCTTTCTTGTCTCATTTCTTCTATTCTTATTTTTAACTCTTCAAGTGCTTTATATTTTGCTTGTTTGCTTTTTATTAATGGTTCTAATATACTTTTAATATTTTGTAATTGTGTTTCAATTATTTCATCCATAATTATATATATAATTATAAAATATTTATAGTTATATACTTTAAACTTCTAAAGTTTTTGTTTTTAATTTAATACTTTAATATATATAAAAAATTTCATAAAAAATATTACATTATTATAGAATAATAATAGAACATTATAATGAAAACTAATAAAGATTATAAAAACTTACTTAAAATTTTTGTAATAGGATTTATCTTGCTTTCAAGTATTTATATTTTATATTTTTATAATATTAGCACAATAGAAAATTTTATAACAAATAATTGTTCAAAATGTAAAATTAGTCCAACAGCTAGTCAATGTAAGCCAATATATAATATTGACTATAGATGGGACTCTATAAGAAATACTGTAGATATACGTAATAGAGATACAGGCACTGTTCTTTGTGAATGGGAATCTGATTGTAGTTATAATGAGATGGGAAATAATATTTTACCTCAAGACCAGAGATTAAGATTATCAAATACACAATTATATATTTAATAATAGTACCTATTTAATAATATTATTATATAATATTATTAAATGACAGAAAGTTTAGGAGAAAAAATAGCCAATTATGATAATAAAATAAAAGACATATTAACAAAAATAATAAATAACAAAGAGTCAACTATTAATGAATATAAACATTTGAAACAAATCTTGCCCAAATATGATAAAGTTAGAAGAGAAAATCTTGAAAAAATATTAAATACACAAAGGCAACAACTAGAAGACAGATTAACTTTGAAAACTAGACAAAATGAAGCACTATTTACACTTTTAGCCTATTTGAACAGTTTAGAAAAAAAAGAAAAAAATTTACATATTAGTAAAACTTTAGAACAAATTAAAAAAATAACTAATGAAATTAGTTTATTAGATAGCTTATTAAAGTAATATTCTTAAAAAATATTAGTATGTTTTGTAAAATTTATTCTTTTCTAATATTATATAAACTATGAAAAATAAAACTAATAATGCTATGTTTAATAAATTAGTAAATAATAAAATAACTTTGTATATTGTTTCCATAATTGCTTTATTATCATTGATTGGACATATAATTTACTCCGAAATTAGTGCTATTATATTATTTTTCTTAGTAGGAGCAATAGCCTATAATTTCACAAAAAATATGACTATTGTTCTGGGTTCTGCATTTGTAGTAACAAGTATAGCAAGCATGACAATGAATTTATTTGTATATCAAGAGGGTATGGAAGGTAATGACTCTTCGGGTAATACTAACACTAGTACTAATGCTAGGCAAAACAATGTAGCCTCTGCTCTATCAAATAGTAGAGATAGTACAGATAGTACAGATAATACAAATAGTACAAATAGTACAAATACAAATAGTACAAATACAAATAGTACAAATACAAATAGTAGAAATACAAATAGTACAAATACAAATAGTACAAATAGTACAGATGATACAGAGGGTTTATCACAATTAACACCCGCACTACTTGACAATATTCCAAATAAAGAACAAATGCAAAAACAACTAGGAAAAGCAACAGAAATGGAACAGGCCTATGATAACTTAGAAAAAATTATGGGAAAGGAGAATATTCAATCTATATCAACAGATACAAAAGATCTTATTAAGCAACAAAACGATTTAATTAAACAATTGAAAACCATGACTCCTGCGTTGAATGATGCGATGAGTTCGCTTGGTAATTTAGATTTATCTAAACTAACAAATATGTTTAGTAGTGCGACAAAATCTTTGTCAGAAATGAAAGCCTAGTAATTATTTAATATAATAATTTAATTTATAATGCTGTAATACTTTTTACATAATAGTATTATAAATTATATTACTCAAAACATGTGTTTAATTTTTATATGTATAATTTGTTATAAAATATATATATAATATGTGTTGGAACGAAACCGTATCATTAAACACATTTTTATTTAGTTTATTTGGAATAAACTTGGCTTATTTTAATAATGTAATCAATAGTTATGAGTATTTGTTTTATTATTCATTTATATCCATGCAATTATTAGAATATTTTGCTTGGAAGCATTTAAATAATAATAAAATAAATAGATTTTTATCACAGTTAGGATTGTTTTTAATAATTATACAACCAATTTTAAATATATTAATACCGGATAATCTTAAATTTAATACAAAAGCGTCATTACTAACATTATATGTTATGTTTCTTGGTTGTATATTAATCTATTCTAATGGTTTAACAAATATTGATTTTTCAATGATAAAAGCACCAAATGGTCATTTAGCTTGGAATTGGTTAAAGTTTCCGCCGCTTGCTATTTTTATGTGGCTAGCATTTTTGTTAGTAATATTATTGTTAATTAAAAAATATTTTTTATTTGTTATGCATTTAATAGTTTTTCTTGCGATTTATTATACTTATTATAAAACCAACACATGGGGGTCTTTATGGTGTTGGATAGCAAATATAATGACTGTATTTTTAATAATACGAACATTATTTAGTTCAAGTGTACCAAATTATTTAGTAATAAATAATTAACAAATAACAAATAACAAATAACAAATAACAAATAACAAATATTATAAATTATAATACTATAATACTATAATAGTATAGTGCTATGCGAGTAGATATAGTAGATATAATAAATAATAACTTACACAAGTTAAAATATTTAAATTTTACTATTGCATTTTATATTATATTTTTTTATACATATTATAGTCTGTTTATATATTTACTCGATAAAAATTATATAATGTTGCTATTATACTTTGTATTTTTCATATTGCTTTATAGTTATTATAAAAATTTTACATATTTTATAGGTTTTGTCTTTTTAATTATTTTTAAAATATTTAATATTGATACTAGTGTTAATAAAAAATTAATTGAAGGTAATGATTTTTCTTCAATGCTGAGTAGTATAAAAAAAGAATCCAATAATATACGAGATATTATGAAATCAACTGCTGAAAATAAAAATGGAAATCAACCAAACAATCCTTGTAAAAGTTATATTATAACTAAAGTTCAAGATGCCGGACTTAATATATCAAATAAAACTTATAACTCTGACAACGCAAAAGCTAGTACAAAATCAAAGATGGATAGTATAATGGACGGACATCATAGTGTTGTAGCATCAAAAATTTATAGACTTTAATAATCCAATAACTTATAGTACACTAATTATTTTTTAAATATAATATTTAAAAACATTTAAATATTATTTTCCATGTAATATTATATAATTAAATGAATGACGAAATTACAAGAGCAAATGCCCCTCCCCCAAAAAAATAAAATTATAAACGAAATAGAGATGTTTCGTAAATACAAATCGTCTTATAAAACCGCATTTTTAGATTTTTCTTTACATATTTTTTATTTAAGTTGTTCTTTTTATTTATTATGGTTATTTAGAAATAGTTGGTTGAGTTGTTTTACTATACCAATTATGAGTTTAATGAATGTTCGAACATTTATAATTTTTCATGACTGTTGTCATGAATCATATAGTCCAAATAAAACATTAAATTATATTCTTTCGCATATAACAGGAACAATTATATTAAGCAGTCCCAATTGGATATTAGACCATCACATTCATCATTTAACAAATGGAAATATAGAAAATAAACATAATTTTAAGTTCAACGAATTAGTATATACTACAAAAAAACAGTATGATAGTTTTTCTACAATTAATAAATATATACATTCACTAATACATCACCCTATTATGTTTTTTAATATAATCCCATTTGTGTATTTTTTTGTATTACAAAGAGGTATATATATTGTTAAAAAAATAAAATATAAGCAAAAAATTAATTCTTCATTATTCGTAATAGTTATGAATCATTTAATAAATAATTTACTAATTTATATATTATGCAAATTGTTATTGTATTGTGATATATTTGTATTATTTTTTATAAGTTTTCATATTGCAGCAATGATTGGATTTTTATTATTTTTTAATCAACATACATTCAACACTCCTTATGTGGTAAATAATGAAACCTGGAAACTGAAAGATAGTGGATTATTAGGTTCTTCGCTCATTCAAATACCATATTTATTAAAATATTTTACAATGGGAATAGAATATCACCACATTCATCATATAAACGCAAAAATACCAGGATACAATTTACAAAAATATCATGAAGAAGTTATTAGTACAAGCAGTATTTTTGATAATGTTGTAAAATTAGAAATGAAAGATTGTTACAATAATTTATGGTTAGCATTATATGACGAAGATAAAAATAAATATATTACATTTGATAATAATAGTTCAATAGATGATGTTGATATACAAAACCAACATATGAAAAACCGGTGTTATTTTTTAACTGGTATTTGTGGAATGTCATTATATAGTTGGTATAATTATTCGTTATTTGACCCGATTAATAGTGACTATTGTTCGCAATATTATGTAAATTGCTTATTGTGTAATTTTTATTTATGTTGGGATACATATCAAATGATATTTTCAAAAAACAAAATGATATTATTTAGAAAAGATTTAGTCATACACCATACATTAAGCTTGTGCGCAAGCGTAAGTTTAATGAATTATGCTCCTTTATATCTAAGTCATATTTTCATAATGGAAAGTATATCATTAATGAATCATATACTGAAAGATAAACAATTATTGTTAAAAATATATAGAACTGTATGTATTTGTTTAATTAGACTACCATTAAGTGTGTGGAATTTATCACATTATATGCCGAATATATTGATACCTCATCTAAAAAAATCAATAACATACCAATCTCATTATTTTATATTATATGTAAATACACGTCTTTTTTATTTTTTTATTGCTTATGACATGTATATATTATGGAAAATATATAAACCAAAACATAAAAAGTTATAAAAATAACACTCATAATTTGTGCCGTTTTAAATATGTAAGAGGGTGTATAATTGTTAGTCATTATAACAATTATTGGTTATTTATAATTGTTGGTTATTTATAATATTTAGTAATTATAAACAACTAAATATGGTAAAAAAATGTGTGCCTGGTATATTGTGTGTTGAAAATTATACTTTGCTATTTTTTGGATTATTAATAATAGCAATATTGTATTTTATGAATATTAAATATAATCAAAATTTAACTAAAACACATAATTGTGGATGTAATAAGATGTCTAGCACTATGTGTTCTAATCATAATTCGACCGAGTTAATACCATTTTTGGGAAATTCTCATAATAATAGAGAAAATGATGTCTTATTAAATCCATATAGTCCTCCTCTTCGTGATGACAGAATTTTAAACAATACTAATTATAATGGACCGAAAATACCTATAAATGTGGCAACTCAATCGGTGTCTAGTCCATATAGACAAATTGGTATATTAACGCGGGTGAATGGTGAAGAAACAATGCTACCTTTGATGGGAAGACCTCTATTTTCTAATAGAGATAAATGGAATTTTTACACTATGAATGATAAAAATGGAATGATTAAATTACCTATTAGTTTTAGAAATAAAAGTTGCACGTCGTCACAGGGTTGTGATAATTTATATAATGGTGATACTGTTTTTGTAGAAGGCTATTCTGATACATTTAGAGTAACAATATATGATAATAATACTATGGAATATATTCCGTATTTATAATATTTATAATATTTGTAATATTTATAATATTTGTGAATTAAGAAAATATTATATTTATATTAATATTATAATATTAATATAAATGGCATTTACTAGATTTTATGATGACCCATGTAGAATACAGAAATATTTAGAAGAATCTACAAATATTGGAAATTATAACATCAATGTTCCAGGTAATGGAACAACTCTTTCTTATTTTAATGACCCATATATTAAACTACAAAAGTGGGGTGCTAATTTATCCAATAATAAAACAGATTTAGAGAGTGATTTGTTTTCATTACACAGAAAATTAAATCGTGATAGTATTAAAGAAAATAATTATGCTGACTATTTAAATAATAATATTAAATATTATAAAAATTATTATCCAGAAAATGAAAATGAAATAACAAGTCAATCACGGGCTACACACCCGGCATGGGTATATAGAGAAGTTAATAATTTTAATATAAAGAATGATACTTTAAGTGTTCCAAATAATTTTAACTATTTACATTTAGATCCGCAAGAAAATATATGTATTCCTTTTCATAATAATATTAGTTCGCGAATTATTCAAAAAGATTATTTTCAACTAAACAATAATTATGATTATGAGAGAAATATTACAAATGTATAATTTTTAGTAATTCACCTTAATTTAGAAACTTGTAATAATTACAATATATAATATATTAAATAATATTATAATATATTAAATTAATATGGCTGCTTTGGCTATTCCAATTGTAATATTAGGAAGCATATATATATTATCAGAGCAAGAAAAGAAAGCTAGTGTTAAAAATATTGCATTACAAGAAAAATTTCAAAAACAAGATTTTTTATCAGGAGGTGCAAAACAAACTGAAAATTTTTCAAATATTAGAGAAGAAATATTGCCGCGAGGCAATTCCATTACAAATTCACAAATTAATCCCATCATAAATTCACAAATCAATTTGTTATCCGGTCAGCAAACAAATTTAAGTGAATTTAGTCATAATAATATGCAACATTATTATGGTGGTAAATTACGCGGTTTCACAGGTGATTTAAACTCAAGCGAGTCTATATTGGATTCTAAACAAGGAACTGGAAGCCAACAATTTTCAAAATCTGAAGTAGCACCGTTATTTAGACCCGATGAAAATTCTCATCGCCCAAATGGGACTCCTAATAATAGCGACTTTTTTCAATCTCGTATGAATGAATCAATGAAAATGTCCAATGTTTCATTATGGGAACCCCAGCGTGTTGGTCCTGGTCTTAATTTGGGTTATGGTTCGCAAAATGCTGAAGGTGTTAATACTGGCGGAACGCAAGGCGGGGGTGGTTTTAACTCTGGAATGTTGGCAAGAGAAACTTGGATGCCTAAATCTGTAGATGATTTGCGCGCTGAAAATAAACCTAAAACAACTTTTGATTTAGATGGACATCAGGGTCCAGCATTATATCCTATTAAAATGGCAGGACCTAATAGCAAAATAGGTGTTGTTGAAAAGCATTTACCAGATAAATCATATGAGTCAGGTCCAACTCGTTGGTTTACAACAACAGGCGTGGAACAAGCACCGCCAATAAGAAGCACACAATTAATTCCTATGGAAAACAGAATTGATACAACTCGCGAATATTTTGGTTCAGGCTCAAACACACAAAATGGTCAAGCAACATATACTAATCCTGAAGTTGAAGAATCTAAACGACAAAATTTATCAGGACTGCCACTAAGTAATGCTAGCGCTAGTGGAACAAATTATGCCAATCCAAATGATTATGGTTCGCAAAGTTATAATATATTGCATAATAATCGCACAACTTCTAAAGAAGGGAACGAATTTGGTGGCATATATGGTATGGCCAAGGCAGCAATGGCACCCATTTTAGATATTTTTAGACCTACACGTAAAGAAAATGTAATAGGTAACTTACGTGAAACAGGTAATGTAAATGGATTAACACCAACTGGTCATCTATTTAATTCACATGATAAAACAAAAACTACAAATAGGGAAATGACAACTAATAAAATAAATTTAAATTATGTAAACGTCCAAGGACAAAATAATAGTGGAAACGCTTATATGGTTACTGAGCATCAAAATTATAATAATCAAAGAACAACAACAAATAATGAATATATAGGTAATGGCAATTCAAATGTTCAAGGACTAAGACCATATAATAGTGCTTATGCTCAACAAAATAATGTAAATAAAACATATGAGGCGCGAACCAATCAAGGAAATATGAGTTTATTTAATAACCACAATAATTCTACAACCTCTCGCAACGAGTCTATTTTTCAACAAAATAGACAACCAATTATTAATAATAATCAGACTATTATTCCGTCGCGAGAATTTATGGGAGAAATAAATGGAATGCAAAGTTATGATGTAAATTATAATGCGTCTAGAATGGATGAATCATTATTGAGCGCATTCAAAAATAATCCATATACAAAATCTCTCACAAGTGTTGCTTAATTCTTTAAAAAATTATGGTTCTTTATTTAGTTTTATTTTAGTGGTTGCGACATTACAAGAGAAATTAGAAATCATAGAGAAGTTAAAATAGTAACTTTTTCTAAGGAAGTTTTATAACAAACAAATTATATTATTAATATTAATAATATTATTAATATTAATAATAATGTTTCTTCATGGATAGATGAATACAATGCTTATGCTGAGCATAATAAATATTTTGCAGTAGTTCTTAATTTGCTTACTTTATAATCGTCCATTTTTATTTTATATATAATATATAAAATAAAAATTATTTTTACTAATTTGGAGAAGCTTCAAAACCTATTTGTATATTATCAGAGCCTTCATCAAGAGTGAAAGTCAAAGCATCATCAAAAAAAGTTCCAACTTGTGTTGCTCCACTTATTACAGCATTATCAGTTATTTGAGTATTATCTGTATCCACTATTACTCTTATTAGAGTTGTAATATTGGGAAGATTCATAAATATATTATGCGTTAAACCAATACCTATTGGTTGTGCTGTAATAAAATACGGAATAAGAGTTCCGTCATCATATAATTCAATACTATATCCTAATGTTGTTGTGCTTGTAGCAGAATTATGAATTATTAAGTTTGCTTTTGGTCTTTTAGCATTATTTAAAATAGTTTGTAAGCTACTTGACAAATCTTGTAATAAGATAGTTCCATCTACTATATTATGTGATTGAATACAATCGCTAGATAGCTTTGTGTGTGTAACAGCACCATCATCAATTCTTGTATTAGTTACAGCATTAGCAGCTATTTTATCATTTGTAATAGCATTATTACATATATCTTCTGTTAAAATAGAACCATTAATTATATGATTACTATTAATACAGTTTGATGGTAATGTTACCGTTCCAGTAAAACTAGGATTAGCACTATTTACTTTATTATTTGATAACTCTGTAAGTTGAGTTTGTATATTACGGGTTGCTCCACTAACAAATGCTAATTGTTCAGAAGTCACGGCAACACTATTACTTAAAATACTAACACCTGATGGTATTGTTATTGTGCCACTAAATATAGGACTAGCCAGATTTGCTTTTAAGTCTAATGCTGTTTGTGTTGCTGTGCTTACTGGTTTGTTTGCGTCGGTTGTATTATCTACATTAGTTAGACCCACCATTGCTTTTGTTATTCCATTAACTGTGCCACTTATACTAATATTAGACACACTTAAATCGCGTATATAAGCATTGCGCCAATTTTTACTAACATCTCCTAAGTTAAAAGCATTATTAATATAAGGAATTATATCACCACTTACGCTTGTAAGTGTAATATTTGAATTACCCCCGCCAATTAAATCGTCTAAACCATAAGATATGTCTCCTCTTTTAAAAATTATATTGTTATTTCCTGAAACTTCCAATAATAAATTTCTCCCGTCATATGGTTTGACAGTTAAATTATCCCCACTAATAGATGTCAAAGTATTTGAATACATTTTCCAAGATTTATTATTGGGATTAAAATTATGTAAGCTCATTTAATAATATTATATAATATTATTAAATTTATAGTTTATACACATTATGAATAAATTGTAATATATTATGATGCGGCAGGTCTATATAATTCTTGTAAGAAAATATAGTTTCCTACATCAGTACCTCCTATAACACCAAAACTTGTATCTATTAAATTGTTATTGTCATATGATGCATTTAAATTTTTCCTTTGCAAAAGTCTATAAGTTACAAGATTACCAACAATAGATGCTTGACTTAAATCATCAATATATGTTCCATTATATACGCTAATAACTCCAACACCCATATTTGAACCTAAACTTGGGTCTGTAAATACCGTTGTCCACACACTAGGAGAAGTACCAAAACTTCTTTCTACACGGAAACCTAAAGTTTGATCTGCTTCTGTGGAAGAAATAAAGTTTACTTTAAATTCCAGTTTAATATATGAATAAGTACTTAGAACAACTTTACTAATATCATAATTTGGTACCACTAACCAAGTATTTGCGCACGCATCTATCGAACTATTTAAACCTGTAGTTTTTAATTTAAAAGTATTATATGAAACAGGAACTTGTGAAACGTTATTACTAGGTAATAAATTTCCCGAAATAGTGAGACCTATAGTTGATTGAAATGTTCCTATTGAATTTGTATAAGCATATCTAAAAGAAGCACCTCCTGTTCCACATATATCAAACCCTGCACCTACAGCCATACTCGGGGTTGTAGCATTACTGGCCAGAGTTATACTAAGATCGCTAATATCTACTCTATTTGAATTAATTGTTGTTGTTGTTCCATCAACTTGTAAATCACCTTTAATTATTACCTTTCCTCCGATGTTATTATTATAAGGTGAAGGGTCAATTGTAAATTCAGCAGGAACATTCATACGACCACCAAACGATACATCACCAACAACAGTTAAACCAGATCGTACTAGTGTAGCACCTGTAACATTTAATGTAGTACTAATATCTATTGAACCAGCACTTACATTTTGAACTATTAAATTTCCCGTTTGGATTGTTCCTGTTGAAGATTGAGTAATTACTCTTTCATTATTTACAAGAACACTAATTGCACTAATATCTATATAATTCTCACATATATCAATATATGTATTATTACCTTTTGATAATCTTAATTTACCAAGACTGTTTCCTGCTCTAAAGTTTGAACCCGTAAATATATAGTTGTCGGACGGATTATTGAATATTGCTCCAGACATTTATATATTTTATAAAATATTATTTTTTAAAGATTTTAATTTATTATTTATAAATTATTACTTATAATTTCTTATTTTAACTAAATTTGTCTTAAAAAAAATGAAGATGAACCAATTGAGTTATAATTACTTATATTAACTAAACCCATAATTCTCATACCGCTATTATTTTTTAATTTATATTTTATATAATATTTTATTGTTCCGCTATTAACGTTTGTATCTAAATAAGTTAAATTATATGGAAACGTAAAACCCCCGGTACTATGTATTATTCCTAAATCCGAATCTTGCATAATCATGCTTAAATCTCTCCATAATTCAATATTTATAGTTTCATCAAACGCGTAACAACAAAGCAGTGATACATTTATATTTACCATAACATTTGCGTCATTGGATAGAGTTATTGTATTAAAAAACGAGTTGCTTAAATCTATTAGGTCACTAGTAGTTGTAGTAAAACTAGTACTGTCATAAAATATTCTATTATAAATAGGAGAACTGTGAGAGATTTCTCTCAATAAAATATTAGGCGAACCATAAATTTGCGAAGTTTTAATATTAATAAGTCCTTGCTCTAGTAGTCTATTACTATTATTATCATCTACTTTATATTTCAAATAGTATTTTTTTATACCGTTAGATACATTTGCATCTAAGTAAGTTACATTATAAGGAAAAGTCAAACCCCCGCTCGTATTAATAGTTCCTAAACTAGAATCGCGCATGATTATTGTATTATCTCTCCATAATTCAATTGTAATTGTTTCATTATAAGCATAACTACAAAATAATGTAACATTAATAGATACAATAATATTACTATTATTACAAGCATTAATTGTTTGAAAAACAACATTGCTTAGGTCTATTAAACTAGTGCTTGTTGTTTTAGCAACTACATTACTATAACTGTTGTTAGCAATATTAATGTTGTTATTTGACATATTTCTATATTCTTGTAATATGAAATTTGAGGAACCAGCATTTAGTGTTGATGTTCTAACATTAACAATACCCTCATTGCGGTCATAATCTTCTTTTTGTAGCTTATATTTTAAATAATATTTTTTTGAATTATTATCATGGTTTTCATCTAAATAAGTTAGACTGTAGGGAAACGTAAATCCTCCAGTAGCATTTATTGAACCAATATTATTATTTTCAAAAATCATGGTTGTGTCTCTCCATAATTGTATTGTAATATTTTCATTATAACCGTAAGAAGATGTAATAGTCGCATTTATATTTACTAAAATGTAATTACTATTACAAGGATTAATAACATTAAAGAACGAATTACTTAGATCTATTAAATTTGAAGTGCTAGTAACAAACGGCATAGCAGAATCAAATAGCAACTTAATTGAAAAATCTACAATAGTGGGCATTTTTGTTATTTCTCTCAATAAAATATCGGATGAACCTTGAGATTGAGAAGTTCTAACATTAATAATTCCTTGGTGTGGATGATTTTGATAATGAAAAGATTCTAATCTATATTTTAAATAATATTTTTTCAAACCACTACTAATGTTTTCATCTAAATGTGTATAATTATAAGGAATTGTTAAACCCTCGGTTGCTTTAACTGAACCAATGTTCATATTTTCTATAATCATACTTAAGTCTCTCCATATTTGTATTGTTATTCTTTCATTTGCTCCATAACTACAATATAATGTAGCATTAACAGTTATTAAAATATTAGTATTAGTACTAGTTGGAATAATAGTATTATAAAAAGAGTTACTTAGATCAATTAGAGCAGTTGTATTTGTTGAAAAATCTTGACTCATTGTGTCAAAAAAAATTTTATTAGAATAGTTAGCATTATTACTAAATAGCTGTGTTAAATTATTAATTTTATGAGATAACTTTAGCGCATAAGTAAATACTTTAATAAGATTATTATTAACAGAATTTGTTAGGTCATCCAAAGAATTAATTACAGTATTAATATTTTTTTTTCCAATATATTTATATACACTAATAACAGGTTTATTGCTATTAGTAATATTATAAATTCCATTATATATATTTTGCTGAGCCAAATTATTAAAATCCGAAAAAAATAATATACCATTCTTATAATTATAAACCCAATTACCACCAGGAGCACCAAATGGTAACCTACGCAAAGAAGTTGATTGTATTGGTAATGAACTTTGCGTATAAACTTCATATAAATAAGGCAATTTTAGAGCATTGCCATCTGTTAAATCATAATATGATTTATAATTATATTGTAATGAATCTTCAAGTATATTATTAAAGGAATTATCTAATTTAAACCATGATGCTCCATAATTTGTATTTTCTGTTCCATATGTTTGTTGTAATATTAAATATTTAAATCTTCTTACTGTTCCAGTGCTATCATCAACTATGCTACAGCGTGATTTATTTAATGGATTATAAGAGTAATCATAAAAATCACCAGCGTTTAATCCTATTTCCAGAGCAGTTCTTGCAACACCATTTATGTCAAAATCTGGATATTGTGTAATATCTTCTAATAATATATTTTCACCTAACGTATATGTATTAAATTTTGTATTTAGTTCTTCATAATAATTAATATTTTCAGATGTAGATGGAAAACCTAATAGTTCTTTATAAATTATATTTAATTTTTCACTATCATCTAAATTTTGTGTATCGGTCATAATACTAGATTAAATAATAAATATTTATTTATAATAGTATTAATAATAGTATTATAAATAGTATTATTAGTAAATATATTATTTTAATTTTATTTTAATTTTGATTAATTCTATTTAAGTTTATTATAATTTAATTTTAATTTAATTTAATTTTAATTTAATTTTAATTTAATTTTAATTTAATTTTAATTTAATAATAATTTAATAATAATTGGATGCCGAACCGCTTACAGATATATTATGCATATTGCTATTTCTTATTTGAATTTCTATTAATAAGGTAGTTATTACATAAATATGTAAGCTTTGATAATTATTTATTTTAGGTTTCTCAATATAATCATCATATATACAATTTAATGTATTAAAATTATCTTGTATTATATTTTTAATAACATAGGCATTATTAGTATTATAGTAATCATTATTAGTATTATATATGATTCTTAGTCCATATATATCATATGGTATTTTTGCTTTTTTTATTTTTGAAATAATGCGCTCTTTTGACTTAATACGTTTTTCATAATGTATATTTATATTATTATCTAATAAATTATTATTTATAATAGTAATTAATTTATTGGTATTTTTTTCAAATAATTTATATGATAAGTCTGTTAAATTACATATAACAAATAATATATAACACACATATAACATATTAGTTATTATATATAAATTATATTTTTATAGTATTCTATATTTTATAATATAATACTATTAGATATGTAATAATATTTTAATTTAAATATTTTTTTTTACTTTTAAATAATGTTACAAAATTTGAAAGAGTTACATGACAAAAACAATTTGCCAAACTTATTATTATATGGAAATAACTTGATTGGAAAAAAAACGTTGTTAGAACAATTATTATTATATATTTATAAAAATTATAAAAATATAGAAAACAACACACTAATATTGAATTGTAGTTTAGGAAAAGGAAATATTAAATTTATAAGAGATAATTTAAGATTTTTCGCAAATACAATAATTCACAAAAATATAACAAATTTCAAATCTATTGTATTATTAAATGCCGACAGTTTAACATTAGACGCACAGTCAGCACTTCGAAGATCAATCGAAATATATAGTAATACGAAATTTTTTATTGTAACAGCAAACAAGTCAAAAATTATTAAACCAATATTATCTAGATTTTGTGAAATTTTTTGTAATATTAACAATATGAATTTTATTTATAAGTCATTAACATTAAACAATAATAGCAATAATAGCAATAATAAATGTAATAGCAAACTTGCACTAATCATAAAAAAATTAAATAATGCTATGAAAGATTTAGATGATTATTCTAAAAATAACCTATTAATTAATTATAGTTCATTAATATATAATAAAGGCATTAGTGCTAATGGTTTATTAGAATATTTTACAAATTGTTCGAACTTTAAGTCGGAGTTATCAAAATTTATATTTTTTTTTGATATTTACAAAAAAGAAATAAGATCTGAAGAATTCTTAATATTTATTATATTATATTTTTATAATAATAAGTGTATTATTAATTTTTCAATATTTAATAATATTTAATAATTAAACAATTTAGTTTAAATTTTATTTAAAAAATAAAATTTAAACTATAAATATGGATGATTATAGTTTATCAACAATAATTGAATCAAAGAATGAGTGGTGTGCTAGATTAACAAATACTTTAACACCTTGTATAATTGAAGGTTTAAGATCTGTTTTTTCAGAAGCGTATAATGTTTGCCTAGAAAACGATGAAGAGTCCAAATATTTAATGACATTCCAAAATTTTTTGAATAATATTCCAAAATGGAGTTCTGAAATAATTGAAAATGAGAAACAAAGAATAATTACATCAAGCGCATGTAACTATTTAGAAGATTTATTATCTTGTGTTCATATTAGTCAATTAAAATCATTAACATCTTCTCGTGTAGGATTAAAACAAAAAAAAATTAACATAGACATACCAGATTTATGTAAATTTATACATAGAACATATATTAATGTAGCGCGAAAAGTGTATGTTAATATATATTTATTTGAAAAAAATATAAAACCATTACAAATACAAAAAAATAATAGAGACTTGGAAGTTATAGTGAAAGAGTGTATTTTAAATACAATAAGAGAGAGCATTCCAATTGAACATATATTACAAATGTATTTAGACGAGACACAAGAAACAGATGTTGAAGTCGAAGAAAAAAAAGAGATTGTTACAGATAAAGAAGCCTTAGAAAAATTAAATAAATTAAAAGAAGCAAAAGAATTAGATAAAATTAAAAAAGAGACACTAGAAAAATTGAAAGAAGAAAGCAAAACAAATCTAAAGAAAGCACTTAAAAATGCTAGTAAAGATTTAAATGAAGACAATTTAGAAACATCCAAAAATAACACTACTCCAAAGACAAATTCTTTAATAGCAAAGGAAGAGTCTATGCCTACTAATGATTCGGGTACAGAATCAGAGAATGAATCGGCAAATGATTCTGTTAATAATTCTGACAATGAATCGTCTAACAACGAACCTAATTATAAATTAAAAATAGATAAGTCAAATATTAAAGAAGATATTAAGCAGGATATTGAAGAAATAGATTTAAATTTAAAAACTGAACTAGGTTTTAATTCTAAAAAATTAGATTCCGATTTAGATTTAGATTTAAATTTAGATTTAGATTTAGAAATAGAAGAGTTAAAATAAACTAATTCGTTATATATACAAAAATCATTTATTTTAGAATAATAAATGAATTTTATAATACCATCAATTGCAATCAGTATATTATTCATGATTTATAAAATAATAGATATGAAATATATAACTAAAGAAGAAATTAAATTGAAAACTATAACAAAAGATAGTTTAATAGTTTTTTTATGTAGTATGATTTCTATGTTTGCTTTGGAACAACTTAATATTAATGAATTAATAGGAAACTCTAAAGAATCGCTAAGTGCTTTTACAAATGAACCAGATTTTTAATAATACATTAGTTTTATTACATAAATTTAATATGTTAAACATATTAAATTTATAAATAAAATACATAAGTTAGTATGTCAATTAGTCTTAAACCATAACAGGTAAGTCATCAATATTAAATATTGCTTCTGGATTATTAATTTTCTTTTTAGCTATTACGTATTTTTCAAACAGCAGTTTTTTTAATACGTTTTGTGGAGTATGCTTATGAACATTGCGCGCAATCATTTTATATAATTTAAAGTCTGGGTATCTCTCAGTACCATCATTTTTATACAATATATTTTTATTTTTATCATCATATACCCACTCAATCATTATTTTTTTTATGGGAGATTTCAATTTCTTAATATCTTCTAAATCATCAATAAAATAATCAAATAAACTACACCCTAGGCGACACAAATCAAAACTGTAATTAGGGTCTAAACGTGGTTTATTTTCATTTAAATAAGGTTCGCAATTGTATTGTGTAGCAGCATCTCCATCATGCGAATAACTATCACTACACATAAATTTATTTTTAAATCTATAAATGGCTCTTCCAAAATCAATAATTTTATATATTTTACCAAATGTAGGAACTTTATAATGACTATTGTTAAATTTATAATATAAATATTTTTTTTCAGTTTCTACATAAACAATATTATTTGTATGTAAATCATTGTGAGTAAACCAAAACACCTTTTGATATGTTATTAATGTAAATAATATTTGCAAAACAATAGATTCCCATTCATCGTCTTTGATTTTTTTGCTAGAAATGTAAGAATCTAATGTATCATGACAGCATTCCAAAACTATTATTTCAACGGGAAATTTGTCTATTGAGCAAAATATTTCCTCATCGCCATAACTATCTTGACTGCTTAATTCATCAGATTCGGTTTTATTTGAGTCTAATGATTCAGTATTTGATGACCTAGAAGAACAAGAACTAGAATTAGTTGATTCATTTTTACTTGTATTATGATTACTAGATTTTGTGGATGCTTTATCTAAAAGTTCCACATTTTCATATGTTAATTCTAATTCTTGTATTATAGTTTTGTTTTCTAAAGAATGTTGTTTGCTAATATTTAAATCCTCAATAGTTAAATCATCAATAGTTAAATCATCAATAGTTAAATCATCAATTGGTAAATCCTCAGTGTTAGCAGTGATTAATAATGCTTTTTTATATTTATTACTTTTACAAAAAATATTTCTTATTTTTTCATTACCTTCAATCTTAAATAGATTATCTCTATATTTATGAAAATGCTCTGATTCATTTAAGAACTCTAAATCTTCAGAAATATTAACTTTAAAATTATTTTTTATTCCTAAAAAAGCACCATAATAATTTAATCCATTATAAAAACTATAGTTATTTAATAAGCAACTAGATAAAAATGAAAAAAAACCATCTATATATGCTGAGTTATTTGGATCTAATATTTTTTTATATTTTGTATAATATTCAATAGAATTATTTACATGGTCGCTAGAATACAATTTGGGTAATTCTGAAATATTATAATCATTATCGTATTTACCTAACATATATTTAACTGGGTCTATTAATGGACTAAACTTTATAAAAATATGTTTGCTACAGTTATTATTACATACATCACATATTGTGGCAACAAATTTATTATAATTAATTTTTTCCACTATAGTTTCTAGCTTATAACTATTATTTAAATTAATAGCATTATAATTGTTGCTATTTAAATCAAAATAATTATTATATAATGGAAAATAATTTTGAATATTTGTTATATCTAAAAATTCAGTATTGCTAATTGTTTCAAATAATTGCTTGTTGTTGTTTTTTCTATAGTTTAATTCCATTTAATAAATTAAATATACTTATTTTTTCTATTTATAACACAAATATAAGTTTTAAATATTACTAAATATGACTTTTTTCTAAAAATGGCAAATATATTAATAAATAAAAAGAATAGTAAATCATTATTATATTTACGACCCAACACCAAATGCTTGCTGCACTACCATCATTTATAAAATTTACAACAACAACTAATAAACTAACTATACCAAATATAATTCCAAACCATATTTTTTCATAAAAAAATACAAATAAAAGAAAAAATAACCAAAATAACCAAAATAAGAAAGTAAATGGATTTGGACCAAAAAATTTCCAATTTAAATGCCCTTGTTTACTTACTACACTATGAATATGTTTAGTAGAGAATTTATATATTGAAAATGGAATAACAAAAAATAAATATATCATTATTAGTAAATTTCGCAATTGTGTATTTTTCAATATCATCAAACTTGCGACTGGTTGTATAAGTATTAAAAGTATTCCAAATATAGAAAAAATATTATTATACACTTTATTATTAATATTTCTCCAAATAAAAAATTCGATGAGTTGCATGGATATGAAAGATGCCAAAAAAATATAAATGTAGGGATTATTTAGTTGTTGAATTTTATATTTGGTATACTCATTATTATAAATAATAAGTAATAATACAAAACTACTAAATAAAAATGTATTTAATGAAACATGTTCATTCCAACACATATTATATAATAAAATAATATATTAATAAATTTATTAGTTAATAAGTTTAATATAAGTTTAATATAAGTATATTTAATATACTTATTTAATAAGTAGTTGGCAATGACATTAGAATTGAAAAAATTTGATATAAAATCCATTAGTTTTAGACCAGATGAAAACAAAGGTCCTGTCATTGTTTTAATTGGTCGTCGTGATACAGGCAAATCATATTTAGTTAGAGACCTTCTTTATTATCATCAAGATATACCAATAGGAACTGTTATTAGTGGAACTGAAGCAGGCAATGGTTTTTATGCCGAACATGTTCCTAAACTTTTTATTCATGATGAATACAATACTGCTATTATAGAAAATATTTTGAAGCGGCAAAAAACAGTATTAAAACAAATTAAAAAAGAAGTAGAAGTTTATAAAAAATCAAATATAGATCCTCGTGCGTTTGTTATTTTAGATGATTGTTTATATGATGGTAGTTGGACTAAAGATAAAATGATGCGTCTCCTTTTTATGAATGGGCGTCATTGGAAAATAATGTTAGTAATAACTATGCAATATCCTTTGGGTATTCCTCCAAATCTTCGCACAAATATTGATTATGTTTTTATCTTACGAGAACCATATATAGCAAATAGACGACGAATTTATGAAAATTACGCTGGCATGTTTCCAACTTTTGAAAGTTTTTGTCAAGTAATGGATCAATGTACAGAAAATTATGAATGTTTAGTAATAAATAATAATGCTAAATCTAATAAACTACAAGACCAAATTTTTTGGTATAAAGCAGACCACCATAAAACTTTCAAATTAGGTTCAAAAGAATTTTGGGAAATTAGTAAGAATTTAGACTCTGACAATGAAGAAGAAATGTATGACCCAAATATACGAGATAAGAAAAAAGGACCTAAAATAAATGTCCGCAAAACAAAATGGTAATAATTTATTTATAATATTTTTTCCAATAAATATTATAAATATTATAAATAACTAATCTTTAATCTTTAATTTCTTTTATAGCACAATCGGCCAATAGTTTTAAATTGGTAGAGTCTTCTTGACGCACTGCTTTTTCAGCACGTTCTTTTTGTCTTTCTAATAGTTCTGCCAAGCCATGATCATTATCTTTCTTTCTTCCTACAATAACATCTTCAGCTTCAAATAATTCCTTGCGCAAATCAGCAGTAGATACATCATCATCTTCCGCGTCGCCAAAAAGCAGGTTTTTACCGGGAACATCCATTCTATCCGCATTTATTAAATTACCCTCTTCATCAATTGTTTGCATTAATTTATTGCCTTCTTTCTGAGCTTTAGCAATATTTTCTTGGATTGCTTTCTTTTTGCTTTCTTTTACACGTTCTTTAAACTGTTCTTTAGAGATTTCATCATTTTTCTTCTTATGACTCATAAGTTCATTTAAATCTTTTTCTAAATACTCAACACGTCCTGTTTTATAGGCTTCTGGATGAAAAGGCATCCATATGCCGACAGCACCCACATAAACATCGTGATTTGGGTCTTGTTCTCTTAACATCTTACATCTCATTTCGGCTTCTTCTTGCGAACCAAATACTCCTCGAACTTTAATACCTCGTGTGTTTGTTTGAAATTCATGTAATTCATTATATTCTTTTTGTAATTGTTCTTCTTTAGCATCAATAAATGTTTTATATTCATCATCTAATGAAGTTAAAAATAGATTCTCTCTTTCCTCTTCTACAAATTCCTCCATATCCTTGCTTAATTTATTAAAATCTAAATTGTATTTGTAGGCCAAATAATTTAAAAATTGTGTGTATTTTTCAAAAGTTTTTTTAAACTCAAAGTTTTTTAAGAATTTTTCAAAATAAAATAATTCTCTATTTTTAATATGGTCTTCGGGAGAAATAAAACTTAAACATACATATTTTTGACCACTCAAAGGTTTGTCTTCATCTAATAAATCTACATACTTTGCTTTTTCTAAGTTAGGCAAATGTTTATCTTTGACTTTAGAAGATTTTTTATTAAACATTTTATAAAATACTATTTTAATATAATTTTAAGTATTTATATTTAAACATTATATAAATTATTATATTTATATTTTTTTATATAAAATATAAAATTTGAATTTTTAGAATTTAAATTTTTAGAATTTAAATTATATATATTTAGGTAATTTAGAATTTAAATTGTGTATAAATATAATTTTTTTCTAAAGTACTATTATAAAACAAAATGGATTTCAGTATGGGTGAATTAGTAAAAAGAGCTGTAAAATATTTAATTGAAGGTTTAATGGTTGCAATAGTTGCTTTTGTCATTCCACAAAAACCATTGAAAGTAGAGGAAATTGCTATTATTGCTTTAATGGCTGCTGCTACATTCTCTATTTTAGATACATTTATTCCAACTATGGGTGTAAGTGCTAGAACGGGTGCCGGTTTTGGTATTGGTGCTAACTTGGTTGGTTTTCCAAGAATGTAAATGTAATATTTTAGATATATTAGAGAATACGTTGTGTAGTGTTAATATTTATAATGTAAATATATTTACCAATAATGTAAATATATTTACCAATAATGTAAATATATTTACCAATAATGTAAATATATTTACCAATAATGTAAATATATTTACCAATACTAGTAAGGCTATTTTATGATTAAAAGCAAACCTTTAGTAGGTATTTTACCTAGTCCTTATATTAAAGACCCGGTTACTAAAAAACAATTTATAAGTAATGAAGTATTTATAACAGCAGATTTAATAACTTTCTTAAAACAAAATTCAATTGAATATATTATAATTCCCTACACTATTACAAAAAGTGAATTACATAAAATATTACCTAACTTAGATGGTTTTTTATTTCCATCAAGCACTAGAGGTAATTATTATAGTAACAAATTTATTAAGCAACATTTTTTAAAACAAAAATACATAGTAAATAACATCAAATTACTTGCCAAAAATAATATACTAATACCAATATTAGCGTTATGTCATGGTTATCAAAATATGATTTTGATTGAAAACAAATTTAATTTAACAAATAAAAATATAAAAAAAACGTTTATTAATGTTAGCTCAATTAATAAAACAATACCAAAATTTATGAATACTAAATTAGGTAAATTATTTAAAAGTAAGTTTAATAAAACCAAGAAATTATATCATAGTCATAAACTAGCACCATATTCAAAATATGTAATAAAAAATTATGAAGTTATTGCTACTAGTTTAGATAAAAACAAAAAAGAATTTATAGATATAGTCAAACACAAAAAATATCCGTTTTTCGGATTTCAAGGACATCCTGAAGTAGAGAATACAAAATTGTTTGCTCCTTTTATTTCTTGTGTTAATACTAGTTTTAATAAAAAACCCAAACCAAAATTAATAAATAAAGAAATATATGACAAACTTAATTTAGTAAAATTAAACTCTAGAAAAGCAAAAAAAAATTTATGTAATAAATTTAAATTAGCCTCAACAAGACATAAAAAGTGGAGAATATTTTACAAAGCATAATTTAACTTATAACGCGACATATTTTAATAAGTTTTATATTTCTTTTTCTTTGTATGCGCAATACGTTTTCTTGTATTTTTCTTTGATTTATTTTTTTCTTCATATTTTTCTTCATATTTTTCTTTTGGTATATATCTAAAAAAATTTAAATTATATAATTTTGAATTGCGCGAAATTTCCTTTGTTCTAATTTGGGCATACAATTTTGCCTTTTCTTCTCTCATATCTTCTAGGGTTTTTTGTTTTCCATAACATAATACACTAAATCTTCGCAATAAACCTTTTTGTTGAAGGCGATTTTTCAATTGAACTTTAAATAAATATTCAGCAATACACAATAGTCTGTTTTCATCATAATAAGGTCTATTGGCATATATAAATATTAAATAAAAACTTAGTATGGTATCTATTGTGGCTACTTTTATTTTTTGTCCATTAATATTTATTAAATTATAACTATGACAGGCCAACGGTTTATAAATAAATGCTATAACATCATTATTTACAATAATTTCGTAATGAACGTCAATATATCCACCTATAGGGTTTTTTTTGAAAATTTTTACTTCTTTATAACCTTCATAGTGTAATTGTTCTTTCAAAATGGTTGCACAAGACTCGGGATTTTCACTTAATACATCAAAATCAGGAATGTTAGAAACTTGCTTTCTCTCTTTATATGGCATATATTTACTATATAATGCTGCCGCATAACCTCCAAAAAAAACAACACCTTGATTAATAAATGATGTTCTGGTAATTTCATATATTTTATTTTGATCTTCCAGTGTTCCTTCATAGTGCCTTTGAAAATCTTGCTCATTACACGATATACCTTTTAATGGATAATTTTTATTCAATAATATAATACGTTTTAATACTTTTTCCCATCTAGATACATCTCCCATTGGGCGAGATAATTCGACATACATTGCCATACGTAGAAAATTAGGCGGGCAATAATTAATACCATTAACTTTAATTGCCTTTTTTGAAACGGTTTGAAATAATTTTTTATCTAATAAAGTAATATCGGCTATTGGTACAAAATTTACAAATACTTTATATGTTCCACTATGAACTCCTGATTTGGCTTCTACTTCTTCATATCCTGCTTTATAATATATATTGGCTAACTCTTTAGCGTATTCCGTAGCATAAGGAGAAAAAAAATCGTAATCGGGTATTTCAATATTTTTATTATAAAATCTATATTGTTCTGGTAGTATATTATTTATAGCAGTTCCACCATAACATAAGATTTTATGTGTTCGCATAAAAGTTTCTAAAATTTCAATAATATTCTTAATACTATCTGATTGAACCAATTTTTTTCCAATTATAAATGTAGCATTATCTATAGCATTTCTTAGTATTTTTAACTCTTTTTCTTCAAACGATTCTTTCATATATTATTATATTATTATATTATAACAATATTTTTTATAATAATGTTATAATAATAATGTTATAAAAATAATGTTATTAAAATAATGTTATAAATATTACAATATTAATTTATTTATTGTGTGCCAAATTGTTGTTTTAATCCTGCTGTAATATCTGCCGATGAAGAATTGTTCAACACTACTCCACTTGGAGTAGCCAGTGTTGGTGGATCAATATTTAGTCTTGACTCTGTAATTTCTGCGCTAGCAGCTTCATACTCTTTTGTAAGTTCATCTAGGGATTTTTCACAAGACATATTTATTATCAAATTATAACTAATAGAACAAATTAATATGCCGGCTAATATGTACCATACCATTTTGCCTATAAATTGCTTTATTACTAATAATCGATAAAATTTAAGTAAGTAGTCTATATTAGTCTCTTTGTTATCACTAGCAGTAGTAGTATCAGTTTTATAGATTATATTCCCAGAAGCAGCATCTTTAGGTCGTCTACGAAACAAACTGCTAACACTAGTTCTTGGCAACATACTTTTGTTCTCGTCTCCTGGGGCACCGCCTTCATAATTTTTACTATATTTGCTAGTAGCATCACCACTAGTAGCATTAATCTTGGAACCAACAACATCCATATTGAAACTAGCAGCACTATTAATTTCGTCACTACTGGCGCTTGAACTAGGAATATTCGGTATAATAATATTAGATTTAACAGCATCTTTCATATTCTTAAAAAAATCAATAAACTCTATTAGATCACTACTTATTTGGTTAATGAACTTTGTTTTATTGCTGCTCATATTAGCAATTGCTTTAACGAGTTCGGGATTTTCTAAAGCCTCATCGCCTGTTTTAAATATATTGCCATAAATTTTTTCAACACCAAAAGCAACAATAACAAGATAACCAATAGTATTAGAAAATGGAGTTATCCATCCGGGAAATAAATATAAAATACCATATAATGTGATAAATATAACTATCCAAGGTAATAAAGTAATTAATAATATATAACCCCATTGAATTGATTGATTACACATTGCTTTCGAAATAGTGACATTAATAAAATATGAACCAATTATTACTACAAGTATATATATAATATTATATATATTATTTTCTCTTCTTGCTGATATAGTATTAAAATCTTTTGCGCTATTAATTTTAATGATAGTAACTACTATTAAAATAATTGTTATACCTATAAAATACATTGTAGTGCTACCTGGATTGGGTAGGGAAATTTCTGCCATATAATTTATATTTATAAATTATTATAATAATACAATTGTATTAATAAAATTGTATTAATAAAATTGTATTAAATTTAGTAAAATATGAAGAAATATAATACACCACTATTATTATAATAATAATAATGAACTTCAATATTTTAGACTACACCAATTTTAAATTAAATAATTCAACAAACTTACATAAAACAAATGATACAAATATGTCTGAAAAACCAAAATTAGTAGATAATGGCGTTAAATATTTTTTCAAAGAAATATTAAAAGGATGTCATAATTATAAGCAAAATAATTATAATACTTTTTACAATATTTCTATGTTATTATTATTTGTTATAGTTTTAGCCTCAATATTATATATGCGCTACAAGGGTAATAAATCTAGTGCACAATATTATGAAAAAAGTATGAAAGATAAAGACTATATTATGTCTAAATTAATATATTATAATCGTCAAAATATTGACAATCAACAAAAAATAAAAAACAATATGATAACAAATTTGCCAGATTACGGTAATCACGTTGAAGCCAACTTATTACATAAAACAATATATTTCTCTTAAATGTATTATTTTTAAATTTATGGTTATAAATTTATACTTTTAAAATTATAATATATTATTAAAATATAAGTTACATTATGG